ATAAAGTAATATCATTACGACGGCAGCACTTCAACACAAATAGGGAGCACGTGGACAAGTGCAGACCAAACCTCAGCAGGTGCAAACGAAATCCACTGGTATAACGGAAGCATAACAGCGGCCCAGACTCATTTCGCAATAGGTGACCAGATTAAAATGGAAGTAATAATGAATAAATCAGGAGCAGGGATAGTATCCCTTAGTGAAATAGGGATAGACCCGCAGAATAGGAATAGTACAGACGCATCACCCATATTAATACCCGGAACAAACTCAGAGGATTTCACAACATTCACATTAAGAGTACCATATAAGGTGGACGCATAATGGCAGAACTAAACCTATCAAGTGCAACAACAACGGACTTCACGAATCAAGTCCCAGACTTTATAGTAGATGCAATCGCCTTAGATAAGGCAGCAGAAAACCAAGACGAGACATACTGGTATTTCCAAAAGGCCACTACATACTTCGGTTACTACTTATCAATCCCAGAGATATTTTCAGCAGCTAATGCCCTAGCAACTTGGACAGTTTCAAGAGGTTGGGAAACAGACAACACTAGCCTTAAGGTAGAACTAGAGCACGTTAAAGGAATGGGAAAGGATAGCTTTACCCAGTTGATGTGGAATCACGAAGTTATTAAGCTAATCGTTGGAGATGCTTTTATGGAAGTAAAAAGAAAAGATAGTACCATACTTAATATGATCCCGATAAGCCCAGAGAGGGTTAGGATTGTTTTCAATAAGTCAGGAATGATTAAGCGTTATGATGTTTGGAATGTAGTGGGCAAAGACTGGAGAGCTATTCAGAAAGAGGATATGTTACACTCTTCCAATAAAAGAATAGGAGACCAGTCGCATGGTACATCACAAATCGAACCATCTAAGTTTATTATAGATGCTAGGAATGAAGCACTCAGCGACGAGAGAATCATAAAGCATAGGGATAAAGCCTTAGGTATTGCTTACTATGAAACAGATAAAGCAGGCAAGATAGCTTATGCTAATACACAAATAGAGAACGCAGTAAAGAATGAGGAAATGGTAGGACTCCCTAAAGGTACTGTTAAGATAGAACCATACCCTAGTAGAAGTTCAGAAGACCGAACAGGTTGGATTTCATATTTAGAAAACTTTTTCTACCAAGTATTTGGTGTGCCCCGTTCCATTGCTTCTAGTGATGGTACTTCCGAAGTTGGCGGGAAGATGGGGCACGTTATATTTGAACCTATTTATACTAAGGAACAAATAGATCTAGAAGCTGACTTATGGAATCAGCAAGCTATCAAGATTACATTTAATAGACCGCCTTCTCTTGGTGGAATGGTAGCACAAGATATGGCTAAGAATACAGGACAAACTAATATCCAACCGAATGATGTAACGGCTGATATGGAGAGAGAATAATGGCAAGTTTATTAGATAGGGCAAGAGAGAGAAGAGAGAAGAAAAGAAGAGAGAGAGAGGAATTAGAGAGGCAGAGACAAGCTCAAGGTACTCTAGAAGAATCACTCCCAACAGGAGAAAGAATTAGTCAAGGACCAATCCAACCACTAGAACCAGTAGAAGAAAGAAGAATATTAACTCCAGACGAAAGAGGAAGAATAGCAGCAACTGCCCCTGAAGGATATGCTGTTGATAAGTATGGTAATTTATTTGATTCCCGTTCTCCTGAAGCAATAGCACAGGCTAAGGAAGATATAGGAAGATTTGAAGCAGGTGGACCCACTGAGTTAAGTGAATCTAGACGGGTAGAGGTAGCTCAAGAACAACAACAATTAGCAGGGCAAGTTGGACAATTCCAACAAATACCTGTAAGCCCAGAAGGTTTAGATTTTGGAGAAGCTGCAACTACTGGATTAACTGATGCAATACCTAGAGCTTTAACCATAGCAGGGGGTGCAGCCGTTGCAGGAGCATCTGTTGGATCAATTGCTGGAACAGCAGGAGCACCAGCCACAGCAGGCTTATCAATACCAGCTGGGGCCGCGATAGGAGCCTCTGTTGGATTTGTTGGTAGTCTTTCAGCGTCTATTTTATCTGACTTTAAAGAACAAAGAAGAAATATGAATGAAGACCCTGCAGTAATTTTACAAGACGGCAAAACGGCTTTAGGTAAATGGGCAACTATGGCAGCATCAGACCCAGCTAACAGTGGTTTTTATATTAATAACTTTAATAATCAATTAGCTTTAATAGATCAAGCACATAGACAGGTTAAATTAGACACATCAAGAGATGTACTTCTGTTTGAGAGGTCAGCAGATTTGTTAGCGGATTTTGAAACGTTTTACTTACCTGGAGAAGAAAGAGACCAAGTTATAGCAGAGATGAAATTAGCTTTAGGAGTTCAACAAGACGCAGACTATACATATAGGTTATCAGTTTTAGCTAAGGAAGTACAGGACAAATCATAATGGCAAAGAAAATAATATATAAGGATCTATCAAGTTGGTTGAAAGTCGCTATAATAGGTGGATTCATATCTATTATAGGATTTTTATTCGGCTTTTTTATGGCATTATAATGGCAAAGAAAAAACAAATAGTGGACAGAAAGATAGTATTAGCAGCAATAGCAGCGATAGTAGTTTTAGAATCTATTGCCCTATTAAATGGAATTAATGGACAATTACTAAGAGGAGTTATAGGTGCATTATTTTTATTAACTGGCATAACTATTCCAAATCCATTACGGAGGTAATACAATGGAAGAAGAACAAAAAAAACCAGTAGATGAGAAAGCTACTGAAGAATCCAACGAGGGACTGGAACACGTCCCCGAGGATTCTAATCTTAGTGTAATAGAACAAGCTAGAGCAGAGAGGAAACTTGTTGATGCACAACTAGAAAGAAGAGAGAAGCTTATAGAGAGAGAAGAGAGAATAAGAGCTGAGGAGATACTAGCCCCAACAGGTGGAAAGGGAGTTGAACCTAAAAAGGAGTTCTCAGAAGAAGAACAGGCATCAAGAGCAAGGATTAAATCCGTAGCAGATGCAAGCGGGTCAGATTGGGGGAAGAACTATGGATAGAGAGATGGGGTATGATGATTGGGATACGGTAGTAATAGCTTGCGAGAAAGAGTTTAAGCTTATTAACAATACTAGAATAAGCATGAATGTTGCTGAACAATGCCAGAAAGTTACTTATGAATTGGCATTAAAGGAAAGAGACAAATATCCCAAGCCAGAACCAAAAGAAGAGGAAAAAGAAAACCTTTAAATAGGAGGATAACTAATTAGGCACTATGGTACAAGCAGAAATTGTAAGGTTATTTGGAAACAACGGAGATAGAACTTCTTTTACCGTTGCTGATGGTAGTGCTATTGCCAAAGGGGATTTTTTACAACTTGCTGATTTAAATACTGTTACCGCTCACTCTGGAGATGTTGATGAGCCTATAGTCGGTATCGCAGCACATGAAAAGGTAGCAAATGATGGTCATACTTCTATTACAGGAATTACTAATTGTGAATTTATAGCAACTGTTGACGCAGGAGCATGTACTATTGGAGACTTGGTCTCAATGGGCAGCACGGCTGGAGAGGTTGAAGCAAGCGCAGCAACTGACTTCGAGACAGGTTGGGCAGTTGGTAGAGCAAGAGAAAACGGAGCATCAGGACATACAGCATTATTTAGGAGTGTATTCTAATGGCAGATATGGGCGGAGAACAGGACTTAAGAAAAGAAGATGTAGATGCAGTAGTTAAAAATTACGCTCTAGAACAGTTCACAGGTTTACAAATATGTACAATAGTACCAACGAGTTCTGAAAAAAATACTTATTATCAAGAGACTGATTCTGATATAACCCCTTCAACCACAACAGGTATAACTGGCACAGGATTAGGATTTGGGCAAAGACCTGAAGGATCAATATTTCCTCATGTAGAACATACTTGGACAGAGACATCTGAAAGGGTTAAAATGCACGGGGCAACTCATACTATATCTTGGCAAGTTTGGAAGTTATCCGCTATTGATGTTAAGGCTAGAATGCTTGAAAGGATAGCAAGAGCAATTGCTTTGTCTGTTGATGATGCAATATACACAGAACTAGCAACTACAACTAACACAGCAGCAGCAGTTCAAACATGGGACAACGCAACTGAATCACTACAGCAACCAATGAAGGATATACTTATCGCAAGGTCAGCTTTAAAATTAAACAACTGGACAACTACATCTAACTTAAAGATGATTATCCACCCAACTAACTTTATGGAGTTAATGAATAACCCAGTAATAAGAAACGCTGGTCAGTTCTATACCGACGGTGTTACTAGAAACGGAGTAGTTGGTAAGATAGCAGACTTTACAATCATAGAATCAAACGCCATGACTGAGAACACAGTATTATTCTGTATCTCTCAAACTGCAATGTCATGGTATGAGGCACAACCTCTTAAGACTACAATGAAAGAAGAGGCAGGAGAGACAATCACAATTAAAGCATTTCAAATGGGAGTACCTGTATTGATTAACAACAATGCTGCGTATAAGTTGACGGGGGCTTAAATGACCGCTGGTGACATAATCGTTATTTCTGAGAACGCTGGGGGACGTAAAGGTAATTACTTTGATGGTACTGATGACTATGTTCTACATGATGCTCATGCTGTGGCTAGAGTAGCAGCTAATGATACCGTCGGAACTTATACTGCATGGATTTATTTAGATACTGTAAGCGGAACTTTAAACACTACAATATTAAGTGCTGGAGATAATAATTCAGCTACTGAATATTTAAAATTAGCGGCATTTACAGGTGGAAAATTATATGTTAAATTAGTTCATGGTGGAGCTACAAAATTTGATGTTATAGAAACTACTGGAAGTTTAACAGCTAAAACTTGGATACATGTAGCAGTTACTATGAATGGGGTGAGACCTAATTTATATGTCAATGGGGTATCAAGTACTATGACAGATACAACTTCAACAGATTTAACATATTGGTATGATGAATTAACTGCATGTGATAAGTTTGCTATTGGAGTAACTGAAAGTAATGCCACTCACTTAAACGATTTTGCAGGAGCTATAGGTCAAGTGAAATACTGGGCAAGTGCATTAACACCAGAACAGATACTAGCAGAATATAACGAAACAGTGGACCCAACAAATTATGGTAGCTATGGCACACCAACCTTTAATGTTACAATGGAGATGGATGGAGTAACTGATTCAGGTAGTGGTGCAGATGATGGAACAGCAACAGGTCATGCTTTCTATGGTGGTTGGATATCTGACTGGAGCTATCACTTACAGTTTGATGGTCATTTAACTGGACACGCAGCTGAAGATGTAGAAACCTTTATAGATGGTCCTAAGTATGTAACTGTTATCAGGAGAGGAGATTAAATGTATTACTATATAAATGAAAAGGAAATCACAAGCGAAGAAGCTCACGCACTTAGAGATAAGACAGGGTTGATTGTAAGTGATGTTGCTATAACATTCAAGAAAGAAAAGAAAGAAAAGAAGGTGAAAAAACATGGTTCAAAATGATGTAAACACATGTAGGGAATTATGGGTATCAGAAAAATGGTCATTTCAAGCAGCAGTAACACCAACAGCGACACAGACAGGCTGGGCCACAACTAATGTAACACCAGATAGGACTATTGATTGTGATGTAGCTGCCGAAGTGGGCGACGGACTAGGTACACTAATCGCAGACCTAATAGCTAAGGGAATTATTTCGGCATAAAATGGTAACCGCTAGACAGGTTATTAATTCTACGAAACCAGTTAGAGTAAGAGTTCCACGAGGAAAAACTAAGTTAGGTTCTGCGGGTTATGATAATATTAGAGATGATATAGAGAAGACTAAACATATTAGAGAAGGAACTATCCAACACATACCAACAAACCCTAAGGACATAGTAAACAAAGAGTATGTAGATGATTTAACAATTGGAACATATTTTGATTTCTATGCCTATGATGATGATTCAGATGTAGCAGGATATAAAGAATTTAAACTAACACCAAGCCCAGACGCAAAGGTTGAGGGAAATGTAAGCATTGCAGGTAATGCAACAGGACAGTTAGCAGGCAAAAGGATCACAGAAGACACAATAGATATACCCGCATTGATGACTGTTATATCTTCAGGGGTAGCAACCTTTCACGTTCATCTAAAGGCAGCTACGGCAAACAGATTAAAACTATATGCAGAGGTATACAC